ATTCAACTGTTTCATAATTATCTAAATTAAACATTATTCCTTCCATTCAAAGTCTTGATCTTGGACTGCTTCGAGTACTGTCCTATAGATAGCACCATAGGCGACAAAGTCTTTAATTGAGTCGTAATGATCTGGAGTTTCAGTAAGCCTAGAAACCTTGACCAACGCCATACATAAAGCAGCTTGGTGTGGTGTGATTGGGTAATCAAGATATGCACTCCACAATCCTGCGATTCTTTTGTGATTGTAGTATGGGTGTCCATAGACACTTCCACGCTCTTGGATTGTAGTAATGACCTCATTTAACAGATCCTCAGTTTTTGTCATAATCGAAAACCTGCTCTGCTTTCATTTTTCTAACGCGCTCTTGGTGATCTAAACTAGCACGCCATCCTTCATTACGACCAGCCCAATAGCCATTTTCGTAGTGTTCATTGTTTGTGTGCTTTATTAGCCACCATGCAACTGCCATGCTTCCGGCAATTAATAACCACATTCCAACGATTTCCATTATTGCTCCCGTTCCGCAAAACATTCGTTTGCGTTGGGATTAGTATGACTGGATTTACCGACAGCGCAATAACTTCTTAGCGCGTGTTTTATAACGATTAGATAACGCTAATATCCTCAAAATCATCGATATGGTCATCAATCGTCCTATCCCTAAAGTCTGTTTCACGCCCCATAAGACTTTCCAAGAGCTGTAAATGAACCATCTTTATTAATTGGGATAAGCGTTGGAGTCATGTTTTTACCATTCCATTCAAGGATAGCGATACCCATTTGCCAATTGGCTAAGCCTTTCGTATAAGAGGCTTTTGCCTTATTCATAAGGTTTCCTACCTCAATGCCATATAAAGGCCTGTAATGGCCTCCTAAGCCCTCAGAATAGGCACTCATACCTAACTTATGGGTATGGCCACAAACTACGCTCTTACCTGCCTTTTTGGCCAGATTTAGGGCAGTTATGCCAGCGTTGGGATTTGAGTTACCTTCATCCCCATGAGCCAAGATCCAGCCCTTTTCAAACTCGTAGAATGATTTGTGGAATGTTATGCCTAAAGAATCAAAATCCATAAACTTGGAATATTGCAACTCAGGCAAACTAATCAAGCCCGGCACTTTTAGTAATGTGTTATAAAGTCTATCTGTATGATTTGATCTAACAATATGAGCTTCTTTTGCATTTTCAGTTAAAGCCCACAAAATGTCTTGGGTTGCCTTACGATCAGAATCAAGGGTTTGTTGATAAGCCAAAGGTGTTTTCTCAGCCCAACGGCTAATGGTTTGGAAATCGATTTCATCTCCAACGCAAAGAACAGAATCAAACTTTTCTTTCCTTGCTAATTTAATGACATTCTTAACTGCTACTTCATGGTGATAGGGAATCTGTAAATCAGAAATTACCAAGTATCGCTTAATCGTCATCCTCATCGTCAGTTGGATCTATTGTTGGGATGATGCCGCCATCACCTACGATCCAATTCGGAAATGTTTTTCCTTCTGTCATAAGCCAAAAGGCGTGCTCGGCGGTGAAGCCTGCTTTTCTAGCTGCTTTATAGCAAGAATGCAAGGCTATGTAATGTTGATCTAATTTACTTAATGGTTCAGGAGTTTGGCGAACGACGCGACGATTAACCTTTTTGCGTTTAGATTGTTTCCGTGTGTTCGCCATAATTAAATTATGACTTGCTAATTAGTAGAAACAAATCATCGACACGCTTTTCAAGTCGATTTAATTGATCTTTCATAGATGAGCCTGAGTTGGGCTTTAATTCTGAAAGATAAGACTTAATAACCCAACGCAGACCCAGTAATAAAGCGGTCGCGATACTGCAAACGCCAACGCCAAATGCGACCCATTCGTTCGGTGTCATTTTTCGCTAAGACCATAATCTGCTTCACTCCCGGACTTTGGATCTAATGCCTTTGCAATAGGCGCAACAATTGCACCAAGCATAGTTGCATAGGCTGGATGAATGTCAGCCACGATTGCTAAAGCAACTGTTATTCCACTAGCTGCCACAGCTCTCAAATATGACTTAATTGCTGCTTTGTGTTTTTTAGTTAATTTCATTAATTGCCTTTCAGTAGTGGGATGTTGAACTTCTCGCCAGTTTGGTTTGGCTTAAAAGAAATATGGATATGTTTTTCGTGTGGGTTCAAGCCTTTATACGCAACCCATCGCCATAATGATTTCCTTGAGCATATTTTTCTACTAAAGATTATGTAAGATAAACGCTTATCTTTTTTTGCTGCGAGTCGAAGTTGATCTGCCAAAGCATGACTAATCCCTTGCTCGTCAGATAAGCCAGCGTCAATATCGATTGCGCATACCTCACCTGATGGTCGTGGGTTATGGTCGGACTTCCTTGATTGATGCTTAAGATCACCGATCCATCCATCAGCTTTCCGGCTGCGATCCACGAAAGAATCATTTATTTGATCGCGTAAAGTATCAGCAGCTTTAGATAGGTAAGGCTTCATTAGCCAAGTAACAATTTTAATTCGTCAACAGTTAAGCCAAGACGCTCTGCAATTGCTGCTTTCGCAGATGCTTTTGCTGTTGCTTCGGCTTTTAATTGAGCAATTTCTGCTTCATCAATTTTCTGTTGATCTTTGTCAGCTTTAGTTAATTCTTTTAGAGTTTCTTCGCCTGTTTCAACATTAACAATTAATTTACTCATTAGGACACTCCATATAATCTAATAGTGGTATTTGTTTCATTACTAAAAGTTGCTGCGCCAGAAATTCTAACTATATCAATTGAAGTTATTGCACTTGTTGAGTCAAAGTTGCCCATAATACTTCCAAATTTATCACCTACAGCAACATTGGTGTAACCATTTACGAAAGTATAAGTTTTTAGTTTTGTGGCTGAAGCATAGTTATCTACTATTAAATAACCCATTGCGCCTTGTCGCAAACTTGTGCCTGTTGTGTTATCACCAAAAAGACACATAGAACTTCCACCAATTGAAGTGGTGCTTTGCGATCCATCTGATGCAGTTGTAATTCCACTAGTTGTGTATGAAGTAGTTGATACATTGTTAAATCTAGCATTGAAAATAGTTGAACCTGCTGAATGTTCAATTCCATGCCATACTAAAAGAAGTTGTTTATATGTGCCGGGAATTGATGATAGCGATAAACTTGATAAACCAGATGCAACTGTTTCAGAAATCAAAGTCATTCCACCTGCCACAAATGTTGCCCACTCAGGAGCAGTTGCACCAGAATTTACTTGAAGCACTTGTCCGGCAGTTCCAAGTCCTAATCTAGTTTTAACATTTGCAGTTGATGAGCGATAAGCAAGATCGCCAAGAGTTGTTTCAGGGTTTAAGTTTTTAACTGTGGTATCAACAGATGAACCAAGTGTTCTAATTGCTGATGCGCCGTCTTTGACTAAAGCGGTGTCATCTGGAGTCGTCCAGCTATAATTGGTAGTGGTTGCCATTTTATCCTATCCTCATGCGACTATTGTAGCGTATTCCCAAGTTAATGTTGGGTCTATCGTGTTCCAAGCCTCTGTAATTGGCGTGGTATTCCAACGCATCGCCACTTGGCTAAATGCGACTGGAGAAACATTGATTGTTAAAAACAGCTCATTAAACCGAGTGCTCCATGACCAGCCCTCAACATAACCTTCAAATTCTCCACCTGATATTTGGTTGGGTAGATTAGTTAAATAAACTGGCAACCCCATAAAGACACCTAATAAAGCATCTCGATCTGAGTTATCAATTTCAGGGTTAGTTATTGGGAAAGTGATCGATTGAAATTTAGATTGTGGGAAAGCTCTTTGAGCGATATACCTATCAGCCACAGCTTGAGCATCTACAGCTGAATGTAATACTGAGTTAATGCTTTCGGCTTTGTAGCCATATAGGGCAATCGATTCTGAACTAGTAGCAGTTTTCTGAGATCCAAAGTTATTACCATAATTAATCAAAACATCATTTCGAACATCACCTGAACGCATTACTGTTGATAAGCCAGAACCTAAAGCGTGGCCAGCATCAAGATCAACATAACCATTGGTCAATAGATAATTTTGTCTGTGGTCAGCATCGGCATAGCCTATGTTTCCAGCATTATCCTCATATAAATATCCAAAGGCTGAGTTGGCGATTAAACTTAAAATGTTGTAAATGGTGTCTGGATTAGATCCACGATTTTCCATTGTGTAAAGGCCAGGTTGATCGATTTCGCCAAGTCCTAGATTAACTGCATTAGCCCAAGTTTCTGTTGCATTGTAAGTTGCCCATGTTGAAGCTGCTGGTACATCATTCCAAGTTCCAAGCAATACGCTAGATAAAACATCATAGATTTGATTGCCATCCTCATCTTGCGAGATTGTGCCTGTGTAGATTTCTTTGGCTATTCTGGCAAGTGAACCCATCGCAATAAGTGTGTATTGAATAACTGTGGCAATTGATCCAGTAGCACCGACAGTAACACTTACATCCGTAATATCGCCACCAAATAGGCTTACATAAGTTCCTGCGCTGTTTTTGACTTGTAAATCTAAACTGTCATTAATGTCAAAAGGTAATGTTTGACCATTTAAGGCAACTAAAGTTATTTGAATGTAAGATGGATTTGGCTGTAAATAAATGTCAGTTCGACCAGCTTCGTGCTGAATATCGCTTATTGCTATGTCAGTATAATCAACCCCACCGACAGTCAATTTCCAATCTGGTGTCCAGACGCTCATGGTTATGGCTTAACGGCTGCGCGTGATAAGTATGGATTTGATCTGGCAGCACTATCATTAACAACCTTAGCAACAGCTCTTGCAGCACCTTCTCCATCGATTGCATTAACAGTTATATTTGTAACGCCTTGACCTGTGGTGTATGTGCCACCGCTAGGTCTTGGAACTGATGGTAATGATGATCTAGCAGCTGATGGAGCAGGGTTTGGAATTGATCCTATATTTACACCAGGAATTATATTAACCACTCTGATTAACTCATTTGCCAGCGATACGACTAAACCAATTGCTTCTCTTAAGAATGTAATAAATTTTCCAATAATATCAGTTATAAATCCTATTACTTTACCAAAGGATTCAGCACCTCTTTGAGTTTGATCTAGTGATGCGCTTAATCCTTCATCGCCAGTTAAACCTGCAATAAAGGCATTAAGGGTTGGAATGCCCTTGTCGTTTAAGAATGTAATAAACTGCTCAACTGCTGGTAATAAAGCAAAACCTAAACTTTCCTTTGCTTCATCAAATCCTACTTTTAGGCGATCAATCTTTCCTTGAAAGGTTTCAGCATTTGTAGCTGCTGCGCCACCATATAACTCTGCTAATTTGGCTTGAACTTCGGTAAAAGATAATGTTGCAAGTTCAGCCTTAGATAATCCAAGACCTAATCTGCCAAGTGCTGCTTGATTACCATCTTGAGCACGACCTAAAGCATTTGCAACTGTTTCTAAATCTTTACCTGATGCAGCACTAATATCTAAAGCAAGGGTTAATAACTTTTGGGCTTCCTCAGTAGATTTTGTAGATACTGCCAATCTCTGCATGGCTGGACGCAATTTATCATCAGCAACGCCTGTGGCTAAAGAGGTCTTAAGAATCATGTCCTCAGTTGCCGCTATTTGGGCATCAGTAGCCCCTGTAGCCTGCCTTAAAGCATTGGCTAACCTTAACTGTGCCTGCTCATCCTCTATCGCAGCCCTGACCCCATCAACGGCTAATTTGCCAGCATAAGCAACGGCAGCAGCAGCAGCGACCGCAAATGCAGCAGCAGCCTTCTTTCCAAAATCTGAAATCTTGCTTGAGTTAGTTTCTACGGCTTTATCAGCTTCGCCTAACTTCTTTTTTAAGTCATCAACATCGGCAAGGATCGATAACTTTAATGTTCTATTACCGGTTGCCATTAGACCCATTCCTTAATAATGCGAGTAAAACTTTCTTCCCACTTGTTAATCAATTCAGGCTGAATTCTGCGAAGGGTTGGATAAATGAACCATCCGCGAGATCCACGACCTGACCTTCCAGAATATGTAGGGAACTGTTTGAATTTATTTGAACCAAACTCAACACCACCCCATAGGGTTTGCGTAGTAGCACCACCTGAAAACTTTTGTCTGGCGAATCCATAACTGAACTCACCGATCTTGCTTGATTTTTTAATGCTAACGCCATCCGCGACTCTTTGCGCAACCGCGCCTGACTTTGTTCTACCTCTAGCTGCTTGCTTAATTTCCTCAGATGCAAAATACGCCAGAGCAGCAGATTGACGGCGTGCTTCATCAGTAGCCTGGTCATCCATAAGTTTAAAAGCTTTGTAAATATCGCGCAGGTCTTTTTTATTGTAGGCGATTGTTTCATTTGCCATACCTCTGCTCCAATACTTCGATCGCTGTTAAAATGTCGTCTGAATCAACCCATTCGCTCATTGGTATTTGTGTGGCTATTGCCAACTCAACCAATAATCTGCTTAGGCTTCCTGCTGGATGACTTTTGGGTCTGCATCACCGACTATTACATCGGATACTGTTTCCATCCATACTTCAAAACCTTTTACTGGCTTTCCTGCTGCTTCTCGCTTATGTGCGTTATAAGCCAAAAACATTAGATCCCACATGCCAAGTTTTTCTTTTGCTTGGCTTATGGTATGACCAGTTGTCTTTTCCCACTTTGCCCACTCAGGCGGTTGGGCTACATAAGTGGCTTGCTCGCCTGAGTTATATTCAATTGTAATTGGTAACTTCATTTTTTGCTCCCGTTTCTATTTCTTAACTAAATGTTTCTGTTACTGCTCCACCTGAAACTGTGAATTCAAAATCAACAGTTTGTGCATCAATTCCTGATCCACCTGCTGTTGGGAACTCTGGCTTTACTGGAAACACAAATTGTGCGCCAGTTGCAGCTGTTAGAGTGATTGAAATGTCTGTGTCTGGCGCTGTTTCTGCTGCTGTCCATAGAGCCTCGCAAACTGAGTTTGCCTTGCCCCAATCAGCCAACATTGATAATGCAAATGTTCCTGAAATGTTTGTGGTCTTATAAGCTGTGCCATCAAGTGTCTGGTATTCCTGACGCTCATTGACCTTTGTTAATACTGCGCTGGTTGCTTGCG